TCCCTTAGTCATTCAACACCCTTAAAATACTGTGCTTGTTCATTACATGCACATCAACATCGGAAATTTTCAAGGCAGTATATTCACCCATTGCATGTTCTTTTTCAACTAACAGGGTGCAAGAATTGTCTGTTGCGGCAATTAGAATATCCTTATCTGTAACATAATACATTCTTCCGGGAATTGTGTCAACATTATCGGTAACATAACCATTTAAAATATGTAACGAAATGCTAAATGCATAATCATTTCTAAATTTCTTTTCAGGAATTTGATAGATTAATCTATAATAGTTCCAATTTTGTCTTATAAAATCAACTAGATCAAACAGCATACGAGTCTTTGCTGTTTTTTTAAAATACAGCACTGTTGCCCAGTAGAATGGTATAGAGTGTTGATTTACATAGTTAAACTCGTTGCCTGTTCTCCATCCTGTTAGGTCATATGAATTTTTGTAAATTAAAAAATCTTTTTTTAACTTAAAACAATTTAATAAAAAATTACTGTTAACAAGATAATCTGCGTCAATAACTAGTGTTTCATCGTATGGAGTTAGATCGTAACTTTGATATCGATTTGCATTTTTCCAAACGTAAACATTTGATGCAGTAGCGCCATCAAAAAAGGTTTTAGTTTGTGTAGAAGTATCTTGAGAAAAAATTATTTTATCAAATACGGATGTAAATATTTCTGGTAGCAAGGTCGTTGCATCAGTTACCAAACTAACTGGTAACTGTAAATGTTCTTTGACTCGTTTAGCTGCTGCCAGTGCAAGTTCTTGATAATTGAACTCACTGTTAAATGCAAAAATTAAAACTCCCTGTGTCATTATGCTAGGATACTTTCTACAGATCTAGATTTTTTTAAATCTTCGTATTTTGTAAAATACAAATTATTAGCTCGTACATGACAATCTAATAGTTGTTCTAAAAAGTTAGAAAGACTTTTTACAAGAATTGGAATTCCATTACTATCAACTATTACAGTTTCTTCTAACTCTAATAATTTTAGACTTTGAACATAGGAAATTAATACAGGAGTAGCTTGAAATGTGCCACCGTTATGAAAATAAAACAGTGTTTGTTCAAATTCTTCTTTTAAAATACGTTTTTGATTGGCCATAGTAGCCATTAAGTTGGCTATATTGAAGGCCTTAGTAACTTGCTCATTCATGTAGATACTCCATAATTACAATCTATACTGTAATTATGCAACGATCTACTGGGTTAGAAAATTTATGAGCCGCTGAAAGTTGGGGAAGCGATGGTCGGACCAGTAACGGATACGTTACTACCTGATGGTCTAAACATAGATACAGTACTGGTCAATGTACCTGTAACGAATTCGTCGACAGGTGCTCCAAGGCCGGTTTGATCACCAGTATCTGCATCAGTAAATTCTATGGTGAATATAATAGATGTAGGTTCTGTTCCAGATCCAAATGCTGTATTAAGTCTAGCTAATACGCGATAATAATTTTCAGCATACGTACCAGCAGTGGCATTTTTAATATAAATTTGTTGATTAGAAGTTGTTAGATCAAAAAAACCTATACTAGTTGAAGTACCAAATGAATTAGAAGGAGTGCCAGCAATTGCTTGGCCTGTTCCAGTATAGTCCATAAATACTGTGCCTTGTTGTTGTAACAGATTAGTCCAGCTAGTATCTTTAGTAGATGCTGCAGTTCCTACTCTACTTCCACTGAATCTAATATTCGTAACACAAGAATCTGCCATTGTATCATATTGGGCCCTAACTGCTTCTGATATAATTTGTACCTGTCCTGCACTAGGAGTTGTACTAACCGGCTCTGATAAGTTTAACAACTCGTTGTTGCCAGTTTGATGGCCACGACATTTAGCAATATCTATTCTTAAATTATTCCAAAATGTTGCAGTTTGTGTAGAACCAGAAGTAGCATCAACACTAGATAATGCTTGGCCGTACCCATCAGTACCTATTCCCATAACATTGTTAATTTTAGTTCTAATAGAGTTAAAGTCATTAACTTGTATTAGTTGTCCAACACCTGCTGTCATTTTCTATCCCTTATAGTATTACTGCTTCAATCAATTTAACACCAGTATCGTCACTTGACTCTAAAGCTATGGCAAATACATCATTTGCATGTGGCACTGCTGCAACTGCTGTTCCATTGTTTGCGGCTACTAGTCTTTGGCCTTTACGAACTGCACCTTGTACTTTAACTGGTACACGGCCTTTTAAAGCAATATATGTCCCGCCTTCTAAATCTTTGTTCATCATGAAAGCTGGGTTAGCACTTACTGCACCTAATGCACGATCACCGTATTTGGCAGCAGTGACTTCTTTGTTGCCGCCGACTGCAACAACTGTGCCTACGTCGTACTCGGCATCTGCAAGATATTTTTCTGCTAAGTCAGCAAATCTAGCTGCTGTAGCAGTACCTTGAAACAAATTAGCATAAACATCACCACTGGCATCACGAGCAACTATTGAATTAGCAGTACTTGCGGCGCCCACTGCTGATCGATAACCGCCGTTAAAAAACAATGTTGTTGATTGAGTTGCTACTCCATCAAACGATGCTGCATATACAGTCGCATATTTGTACGAACTTGACCCAATGTTAGAAACTGCAGTTGTTCCTGGTAAAATATCATTTGCTACTAGTGTTAACGGAGTCTTTACACCCGAGCTTGTTGTTTGAAATTTAATTGTATTGCTAAGAGTATTTTTAATAACTGGAGTTACTCCGTCAACATCAATGAATACTGCTAGATCATCGCTGTCACCTAGTGTAAATCCTGTGTCATCAAATCCGCCATAGTCTGCAACTTTAAGATAAGCCGAATCGGGCAATCCGGCAAGTTTTAAAGAATTGCTTGCAGTACCCCAATATCTATGATCGGAAGTGGTTATTCCGTCTGTTCCGGTGTTTACAAGAGTTAGGCCTTTCTTAATCACACTAAATCCGGTTATAGGATTTAGTGTACCATCTAATGTAAATTCATCAGACGAAATAATATAAACAGTAGCATCATCTACAATAGATTCAATAATAGCGTGTGAGCCGCCAATAGTATCCGATACTGTTCTAGAACGTAAGAGTGTGGTTCCTTGACCCAATGCTGCTTCTGGACCTATTAGTACATATTCAGATCCATTCCATGCATAAAGTTGATCTGTGCTGGTCTTGAACCAGAAATCACCCGTAGACAATGCTGTTGTAGGCTCAGTTGCTCCAACTTCGGCACCACCTGTTGTTCTCCACGCATTGTTTTTATCACGGAATTTTAACTTATTAAGATTGCTGTCAAACCAAATTTGTCCGCTTATAGGGCGAGGGGGTTCTGTTGTTCCTGAAAAATTTTCTAGTAGGTTTACAAAATTTTCATTTTGTACTTCTCCGTAACCAGCGTAGTTCTTACCGATAAGTTTAATATCGAGCGTACTATCAATGGTCCCGTCTTCAACAACGGTTAGTAACGTATTATTATATCTATTAATGCTGTATGGCATGCAAGCAACCCCTTAACTCGTTGTATTTAGCTGTATTATAATCATGTTATTGTTGGGCCGCTGATAGTCGAAACATATGTCCATACGCCCGTAATAATGTTAATTTCAAATAATTTTGTAGTTCTTTCAACTGTTACTGTTGAATTTCCTAGATTTAATGTCACTGCAATATCTTCTAAAACTGGCTGATTTTCTGAACCAGCTGCTTTGTTAACTGCTACATAAGTCTTAACAATAGCTCCGCTAGTACTAGGATATGTACTTGATGTTAACGGAGTTGATGCGTATGTAGCTATTTGTCGTGTACAATGTATTCTAGCCTGTGTTCCTAAAATATAATTAGCAACTGGAGCAATTTCTTGCAAATAGTTTGATATTTGTAAATCATTTAACCCTGTTGTATCCATACTAAGTGCAAGAGCTTTTGCATTTACAGTGTTATCAACGTAGGTTTTATTGGCTGCATCTGTACCTGTTGTTGGGGTAGCAAGACCTGTAATTTTAGGACTACCGTAAAGTGCAACATTCCCTAATCCGTTTGGTTCTAATTCAATGTCACCGTCAGTGTTAATTGACTGTATTCTATTAGAATTTAGATATAAGTTATCAACTATTATTTCTGTTTGGGGGCCAAACGCTGTAATTCCCGGAGCACTAGTGATTCCACTACCCAATGCACTACCTGAAATAACAGTAACCCCATTAATTTGTAGTGTCTTACCTGAAGCAAGATTGATAGATTCAGAAATATTAAATCTATTATTAGACTGATTATACACAATTGTTTTATCAGTAGATCCTTTGATCGTTATGCCGCCGCCATCAGCTGTAAAATTTGTCGGGGAAGCAACATTTGCTATAACAATGTTTTTATCTTCAATAATTAAATTAGTACTTTCAATACTAGTAGTTACACCTTCAACTGTAAGGTTACCTGTAATTCTTGCATCGCCATTTACATCAAATGTGTATGTAGGATTATCGTTAAAAATACCAACACGTTCAGTAGTTGCTCTTACCGTGATTGCATCTCGTGTCCCGCCGGCATTTTTAATTTTAATTTGATAATTTTGTCCAGCATTATTGCTAGTTATTGCCAGTGCAGTTGTAGTTGCGGTTACTTCGTAGTTTTGATTAGCGCCAAGAATTAACGGCGTTGAATTTTGAATTCTAATCTGTCCAGTAGTAGTAGCATTAGCAGTTGTACTCATAAAACTATTAGAAGTATATAGATTTCCTAGAGTATCAACTAGTGCATCAGCTTTACTAGAAGTTACATTAAATTTCATTCCTGCAAGTGTACCTGCATTAAATCCAGGTTTAATTGTTCCTGAGAAATCAGTAATTGTAACCTTAGGTGTAAATTCAATAGTGTTCCTACTGAATATTCCTAACAATATGCCATTAACCCAAAGTTTTAATACAGTTTTTTCTGAGTTATTAGAATCAATAATTGTGTCAACAGTAAATCCAGAAACATCTTGACTTGCTTTATATATTGGGCCGGCGAGTTGTCTATCAGTTCCGTCATAAAAATACAATTGATTTTCTAAACTGTCAATCCATAAATCTCCTTGCACTAAGTTAGACGGCACTGCACCTGATACTATAGGGCCGCTGCCTTGTCTAAACCCTGCGCCGTCGTAGACCTTTAATCTATTCTGACTAGTGTCATACCATATTTGACCAGCAATAGGATTATTTGGGGAACTAGTGGCTGCAAAATTTTCAAGAAGTTTTACAAAGTTTTCATTAATAAATTCGCCGAAGCCGGATACATTTTTACCTATAAGTGTAAGGTCGCTAGCTGTTTGATCAATTGTGCTGTCTACAATTTCAGTTAATAATGAACCGTCAGTTTTGTTTATTTTATATGCCATTATGCAATCCTACCAGTAAAAATAATATAATTAATTGTTAGATATGGGTTCATTACATTTAATGGTACCTCAGTTGACGTTGCTCCCAGTATGCCGCCACTATTAGGTAAAAATTTTGCGTTACCACTAATGCTTCCACCAGTTGTTGTATGGTCCACTGCATCAATGTCAGGAATAATTTCAGAACTCGTGTTATCTCTAATAGCATAAAACTGCGTACCAGCAGATCCTTTCATATCGTGTTGGTGTTCTGGAAGATTACTAGTATTAATAGCACGTTCTTCAACCCCGTTGCCTTCACCGATTGTATCAGCCGTAACATCAGTTACTCGATTTGCAGTTAAACTAGAATTATCATCTACGTCTACAGTGGTTGGTCCCGAAGTTGCACCGGTTGGTAATAATGGAACTTCTATTCCATTATTCATGTTATCAGCGCCTAACGGAAATCTACCCCTTAAATCAGGTAATCCAAATGTAGCAAGACCTACTAGACTACCCACTGCTTTATAAGTATATCCAATAACGGCATATAACTCTGGATAATTACTAATTGATATTTCAGCGCCATCACATAACAAGTATCCATTTGGTACTGCAGTTCCTGCAAATGGAAATATTGCTGCTGTAGGGACCGTTGCCGCCTGAGCTAAAAATGTAGTTTTTGTTATTTTTCTTAGGCCAACACTAGGTCTATTAATAAGAATTTGATCAGTTGCTAAAGAATCCGTAGCTGTTGTTTTATTATTAATAAAATCTGCACTAAGTTCTGTAATAAAAGTAGCAACACCACTAGGTTGCTGACCTGTAAAACTAATAGCATTGGTACTAGCAACATCTCCAGTAATACTAAACACAGTAGGACTTGTTAATCTAGACGCGGTACCAGTAACAGATCCAGCAAAACTTCCGGTAAATGTTCCTACAAACTGTGTTGAATTATCAACATTGCCTACCATGTCAGCGTAAATTCTATTAAACGACTTTGTAGAGCTACCTAGATCGTATGCACCAGTTGTTTTAGGAATGATATTATTTGAGTCAACTGTACCAGTAACGTCAATACCCTGTCCTACAAACAAACTTTTAGTTACGCTCGCGCCGCCAGCGGTTTTAATACTGCCTGTTAGTAGGTTAGTTGCGTTTGTTGTTGATGTTACTATTAATCCGTCACTAACTACAATTTTTCCAGTCACATCTAATGCTTCTGTGGGATTAGTCTTATTAACACCTATATTAGTATTAGTAACAGTTATAACTTTTTCAACATCACCAGATTGTGTTTTTAATTTAACAAATAAACTTTTTCCAGCAGTGCTGTTATAAAGTACAGTATCTCCACTTTCTGTACTTAGTGATACATTTAAATCTGAACCAAATGTAAGTCCAGAGTTATTTCTAATACTAATACCATAATTAGTTGTACTTGCTTTATCACCTCTAAGGAAATTTGCAGCAGGAACTATTTCATTTGATACTGTTAATGCGTCTGATGATTCTGCTGTTCCCCATAGTTTGTTTAACATGTTACCATCAAGATCAAAATCTTTTTTGGATATGTTAATACCTTGGTTAACAACAGCAAATCCGTCAATTGTAACTTTAGGCGTAAATGCATCCTTGCTAATAATAACAACAATTTCTCCGCCTACAATAAATTTTATAATAACATGTGGTGAATTTAATGTATCAAATACACTTTCAACCACAGGTCCAGATTGTGTACCTTCACTAAATTGAGGTCCCACTAAGATCCAAGTTGATCCTGACCACAAGTATAGTTGTTGATTAGCAGTATCTACCCACAAATCCCCGATTGTTGCCGAAGTTGGCTGATTGGGCTTACGTTCAACGTTACCGGCTGCTACCCATTTAGTGCCATCGTATACTTTTAACTGAGGTTGTGAAGGATTTGCTGTAGAATTAGTGTCATACCATAGTTGTCCAATTACTGGATTTGTTGGTGCAGTAGCTTTTGCAAAATTTTCTAATAAGTGTAAAAAGTTTTCACCAAAAGTTTTTGCATAGCCTGTATAATTTTTACCAACAAACCCTAGACTTGTTTCTTGATTAATTTCTTGATCTGCTACAGTAATGCTACCATAGTTTGTTTTATCGGTACGGTCTATTTGATATGACATTATGCTACCTCACTTAGACCTGTTAGACTTTGAATACGCACAGTATAGTCAATTTGAATTAAACGATTTAATGATTTCTGCACAGGATGGAAGATAACATGCGTTAACAATCTACCAGTACCCGTTGTACTATATGCACGTAGTCCTAATTCATCAAATACATAAGCACTTTCGTTATTATTTGTATTATCAAAAGCTTCTTGAGCTGCAGGCTCGCCGTAGTCTAATAGACATGTAATAAAGACATCAGTATAGTTTGTACCAGTTACATGTCGTGTTTCTATTTTATTTCTTGTAGGATCTAAATTTACAACTGCGCGGTCATCAACCACTTTACTATAAGTTTCGTTGTATAAACTAGCGTTTGTTCCAGTGCTATTAGGGGTCAAGTAGGTAATAATACCAGTTGGGTCTATTGTGGTTCCACCGTTGCCAAATGACATTTCATAGATGAATCCTTGCCCGGCATTGGCAATGCTTTCTGCTAGAGAAATACTCATATTTTCATAATGGATAGCATTACGTTTATTAATGAATACTTCTCCGCTCTTTGGATCATGTATCTTTATATGACCTTCGATGTGGATTCCGGATAAATCTTTACCTTGCATAATTGCTCTCTTTAGTATATTTAATCATATTTATTCCACAGGATATTCTGGGAAATTAGTCTCAGTGTCTTTTAAGAACTTAGCTACAGCGCCATTAGACTGCTGTAACGTGCGTCCAGGATCTTCCCAAACTTGTCCAATTTTCTTAACAACAATTACTTCAAACTTATTCTCTGACGAATCTTCTAATAATATTAACGGTAGTTCTGTTAGTTGTAATGTAGATGTTCCATTAACTGCAAATTCAGCAGCAAATGTTATGTCACCCTCAGAACTGTCAGGATAATCTTTGTCATTGCTAGCTAACGTAGCATCAAGTTTACCTTGACGTATTGCTTCTTGTTGGAATAACTGGTAACTAGATTTTTTAAGTCTACGGCCCGCTACAAATACTTCTATATCGTTAATGTTTGGTACATACGGCAATTCTAAAGTTCCATTAGTATATAACTGAGGAGTATCTATTGGGTCGCCTTTCTTGACAATAGTTTGATCAGCATAAGGTATAGTTTCAGTAGGCCCAATATCTTGAACTAGTGTACCTGCAACATAGGTTGTTTTTACGCCAGTACCTAATGTACCTCTACGAAGTCTACTTAATGTGTTTCCAACTTTAGACATGTACTCAATTCTTTCTCCAAGTATTTCTACTACACCTGGTAAGTTTAGAGTAGGATTAGGCGGTGCTAGAGTTGATCCATCTTCGACTGTTATCTGAATGTCAAACTGTCCAAGATCTGCTGCTAATCTAGTACTCTTAGCTTTAGAAATTCTCTTGTAGTGTGTACGATTTAACATATCTTTAAACTGCATCCAACCATAACCTTGCGTTATGTGATCATCACTAAACAATACTACATCTAGTACGTCTGAATTTATTAACGGAACAGCCAATGTAATACTACGTAGATTTGAATTTAAATGATAATCAACGCTATGTGTTAGCATTTGATTATTTTTAATAACCCAAATATAGTCATCAAATTTTACAGACTTAAACAATTCTAATTGATTTCCAGCTAGGCTGTGATATCTGTAGTAGTCGGGAGTATCGATATCTAACGAGCTAGTAACGCCTACAAATTCATTAGTGCGAATGATATTTTCTACATTGTGATTGTAGAAAGTAACAACTTCAACTGTGCTGTTTGCAAGAGGAGCAGTTGCAAAAGTAATTTGAGCAACAGTACTATCATTATCAATAGTATATTCACTATCTCTGTAATTGACAATAGCTAACACGCTACCTTCATTGTAAACTGAAGGATCTAATGTTATTGACACAACTGACAAATCAAACACATATTGAGAACTATAAGATAGTAGTTCTCCATCAATGTAAACTTTACAGTCAACTGGGTTAATTACAAAAGGTTCGCTCTTAAACTTAGCAAGATTGTACGTTAAAGAATTATCTTTCATCGTGAAATATTCTGTCATAGACGGTATTAATATTTCTCCGTCTACTAACACAAGAATATTATTTTCATACGGCAATGCAAGTCCCACTGGGTTTACTATATCAAATACTGTAGTACTACCATCTACTGCTAGTTCTTCAGTCTTAATAACAGATGCAGAAGAATTAGCATCACTAGTGATCATATATGTTATTAATGCATCAACTGCCGGAACAGCAGTTAAATTAATTCCTACACAATTTGGTCTAGCATAGCTGTTGTCTGTTCTAAATAATTCATATGCTACTGTTGCTCCGTTAACAAGAACAATGCTACCAAACGCAGTAGAATCATCATTAGACCAAGGTGCATTTGTGATATATTCCAAAGTACTACCATCAGAAACAAAATAATTTGTATCTAATAAAAATTCTGAAGCAATACTAAATGTAATTACACTGACGATTTTCTTATTAGCAGGGGCTACAGAAAGTACAACTTTCTTCTGTGCCCAATTAATTATATAATCAACACCTTGTGTTAAAATTAGATTGTCTAATTTTACAAACACACTTGCTGATTGCAATGGAATCTGTGCTAGACTAAATTCAGTATTAGATCCATTGCCAATATAATTTTTAAACAATATCTTACTAGATCCAGACGTTGGTAGTTGGAACACTTTGATGGCCACTGTATCTACAATTTGACCAGGAACAACTTCTTCTGGGGCATTACTAGTCATTGCAGTTACAAATCCGTCGCCATCAATATTAATGTCGTCTGTGGCTAGGCCAGTAGCAGTAGTGTATGCTAGATTTCCGCCACTTAGTTGTGTATCGTATTCTTCTGGACGAGGAGTAATACTTCCGTCACTAGTATTCTTACGGAATATAATTCTATCTCCTTCATTTATGTCAAGATAAGTACCATCACTGTTGTTTGGCAAATAGAAAATATCTGTTGTGCCGCTGGCAGTGATAGTTTTCATCACTGCTCCGGCTGGCGCAACTTTTCTGCCATTAGGTTGTACAGTAGAACCATCATATAGATCAAAATACGGATCATCAATTCGTTGTTCATTTACATAAACATTTAAAATTGTTCCAGCAGTAGGAGTATAAGGTAGTTGGTGCTCGTAGTGTGCATCACTGTCTGATCCTACAACTTTAATGTAGTCGTCAAAGTCTGCATCAAATCCGTCCCAACTGTCAGTAAAGAAAGGAAGAGTATCCCATCCACCGCCAATGTTAAATCCTAATCCAGTTAGGCTTACTCCGCCGTAGTCAACACCTGTCATTAGTTGAGCATAGAAGTCGTCTGCGTCTTTGCCTAACATTCCAGTTGTTGGGTTATAATAGAATTTAATTCTATCAGTTGCAGATAGGTGGTTAAAATCTTTTGTATAAGTTATTCTAATTGTTTCGCCTACTGCAGGAGCAGTAGCTAAAGTTAACAATCCTGAATAACTTGTGTAACCTTTTGCAGTTGATTTTTTACTAGTTAATGTATAATCTTCTCTAAGAACATCAACCCCCGTAACTGTTGCATTATCGGGATCTAATCCTACTTGATATAACTTAACAGACGACGTACCAATCTTAGTTAATGGGCTGAATTTTAAAGCAAATTGTAGTCTTGAACCAGTTCCTACAAATGTTTCTGTTTCTGTAATTTCAGATACAAAATAAGTTTTGCTAGTTCTATCAAATTTAATACTAATCTTATTAGCACGTACAACTTCACTTTCAATAATAGCCACAGCTCTAGCTTGAACTCCGTCGACTGCAAGACCACCGTCAATTACAATTTCAGGAGCTTTTAAGAAACCAGTTCCAGAATTAACCAATTGTATTCTGTTAACTTTACCATTAGATATATAAGCCTTAGCAACTGCGCCAGTCCCAAACCCACCATTAATCCTAACTACTGGATTGTCGATATAGCCTGAGCCTCCGTCAACAATTTCAATAGTGGTAATTTTAAATCCAACATGATCGTACCAATGTTTCCACGGATACTGTTGTAAAACAGCGTACCCGCTTTCAATTGCTCCGGTAGAAGAAATTTTAACAGTTAACGGATCAACTGTAAAGTTTTCATTAATCAATGGAGGAAGATCAAAGTCAGTTACACTATTTGGATTAGGATCTACTTTTGAATAAGAGCTGATATACTCTCTAACTTGAGTTCTATAAGGTTTAACTTCATTAACATAGTCTTCAAAACTTTCAAGGTTGTCACTATTGTAGGTAACTTTTTGTTTTAAATCTCCAACATTGTGTGTAGCTTTAACAAAACTTGTTTTAAATGCCCAATCAACAAATGCTTGTTCTTGCAGAGCATACCTTACACTAGAAAAGAATAATTTTAAGTATTCAACTTTTAAATCGTCAACTAGTATTTTAGTTTTAATAGTATCAATAATAATTCTTAGCTCTTTAACAGCTAAATTATCATAATATGTACTGTCGTACAAATCACTACCATATCCTATAATAGAATTACTAAAATTGTATAGGCTGCTGGAAAACTTTATTGTTCCATTTTGTCTACCAATAACTTTATAATTTTCAGTATAATCAATTGTTGCTATATTAGCGTATTTTTCTAATAGTAACCAGCCGCCTGTACCTATATTGTTAACTTTAACAATTTGATTAATTTCAACATCGAGAGTGGCTAACTCATAGGTGTTTTCAACAACATGGTCAATTTTAGTAAACTGATTGTATCCGGCACTATACCAGTCTTGATAAGACCAGTATTTTGTAACATCGTACCCCTGACTTCTAGTTCTTTCCCATGTTACTGTTGCCGAATTCCATTCATATATACTCCACTTGTCAAAAGTAGTAGAGTCGCTGAGTACCAACGCTGAGAATGGTCTAATTTCAAATATTGTATTATCTAAGTAACCTTCACCTTTATTGATAATTTCTATACCTGTAACTTGTCCAGTGGCGTTAATAATTGTCTTAACATTAGCATTCTTTCCTTGCCCTGTTATATGTAAGTATGGTGCATTAATATATCCGTACCCAGAATCAATAATTGTAACTCCAAAAACTCTACCATCAATGATAATAGGTTCTAAGATTGCAGCTCTAAGATTAGCAGTACCTATAAATCTTAATTCAGCTTCTGTATCAACTGAAGAATCCCATAATCCTAATACAGGACTAGGTGAAGGATCTACTAGTAATAAATTGCTTGTATCATAGTCATCAGCAATTAACCGTGTAGCTAGTACAGAATTTACACGTTCGATATATTGTTTTAATGCTTCAGTTCTATTAACAAACATGCTCTGTCTAGGTCTAAACAAAATGCCATATTGTTGTTTAATAGGCAAACTAGGGTCAGGAACAACTCTATCAAACGCATCTTTACCCACTAAACTGTCAACCCATTTCTTTTCTATTTCTCTAGGAATAACAGTATTAAGATTTTCACTAATAATTTTCCACTGACTATGAGCATTTTGTTGTGTGTAATCAGCATCAACAATCCAGTATTGAATATTTAAATTTGAACTAGTACCTTCAATTAAACTAGTAGCATTGATTAAACTAAATGTGTTGGCGCCAGTTAACGCTATACAAGAATAATTTTGCCCGGTTGGGTCTGCAATTAAATTTGAAACATTAAATGCAGATAGTTTTCTGTCTAAAACATTAGGAGTAATTGTAGGATTTTTAACCCAATAGTAATAAGTGTTTATAAAAGTTTTCGATACATTATCGTATCGTTTTTTTACACTGTATACTGCACTACCATATTTTGATGTTCCGCTAATACCGGCAGCAGTTCCTTTATCAGTACCTGATAAGATGTCCCAGTCAGCAGGTAAGAATTTGCTTTCAACCCACTCGTAAATATCAATACTGGCAGTTTCATACAACCTATTCCAAGTAGTTGACCTATAAATTGTTTCCCCAATTTGATTGTCTAAGAACTTGGCGCGAGTTAAATCCCACCATAACATACCAACTTGCGATTTTGTCCAGTTCATACCAACGTCAACATTAACCGCGCTAGTTCCTACTGAATAAACAGCAGGGTCAAAATATGTTTTAAATCTAATTTCTTGATCTGCTGGTCCGGGGATTTTTCCCTGTATAGGATCAACAACATCAAGATAAGAAATTAACTTACTAGTAGTTGTGTTGTATAGATATGATTTTTTAATCTTACGAACATTTGGTTTTTTAACTTCTTGGTGTAGTACAGACCAAGATGTAGCATTAGCAAGTTTATAGTATGCATAAACTTTACCTTCTCTTTGTACAAATGTAGATGTTGATCCATCGTCGCGTTGGGAACTAACATAGATGTTATTATTACCTACTGCAATAGATGCACCATATCTATCAGTGTCATCATTTGTTACAGAAGTGTCAAGGCTTTCACCGTAGATATAATTTTCGTTGTATTTGTCAAAAATATCAACTCGGCCAGTGTCAACTTGTAAGTCAGCAATTCTAAGCGTATTATTATCAATAGTTAATTTACCTAGATCAAATGTAGTAACACGTTCAACATCACCATTACCTGAGAATACTACTAGAGTTTCATCGTCATTCATGAAGTCTACAAAAGCACCAAATCTTTCAAAAGTTTCTTTAGTATAACTGTATAGTAGTTGATTCTTAGTGTAGGTTGTACCTTTCTTAAAAATAATAACTCGGCCTGCATCACGTTTGTTAGAATCATATAATGAGGTACCTACTGCAATGTATCCACCAGTTGCGGATACTGCAATAGATTCACCAAACTGGTCTTCTCTTTCAATGTCTACGTTGTCGCTGGTTAATGTTTGTGTTAGTTCGTATCCAACACCGTTGTAAGTATAGATAAAGACTTTACCCGAATTTATACTTCTAGTTTCTGTAGACACTTTATCCCAATGTGTAGTATTAAAAGAAATAATAGGATCTGCACTAGCTGTTTGATTAAACTTATAGTAGTATCCGTTGTAATAAACTACATCATTTTCAAAATATTTTAAAGATGTTCTAAAAGGGCCTTTATAGTTTTCGTAGGTATCCTGGTCTGCACCTGGAGCAGAAATTATTAGTGTCTGTCCGTCACTGGACATGTCAATTGCTGCGCCAAACTTATCGCCAGGCTGAACAGATTCAATTGTCTGTCCTTCTAATGCTGCCAACGTTAGATCGTTATTGTTAACATCAAATAAACTTGATTCTTGAGGGAAATACCCTAGAATATTTGACTTTGTTACTGGGGACCAAAGACTTGATTGGTCAGGTGCAGGATTTTGAAAATCTGTATTACCAACACACTCATATAAATTGTAATCATAGAATACAATATCACCTTGCAGATAACTTCTAGAAGAATCAAATGCTCCCTGATAATTTCTATCATAATCCATTTGCCATCTAACAGAACTATCGTCGCCGGCGCCAGTACCGTATCTATACATGTAAACACGCCCTTGAACTACTGTAGAATCAACTGATTCTGTATCTGTGCCAGGACTAGTAACTGCTAATACATATTCACTACCAGTCTGAGCCATTACCATTTTAGAACCAAAACGTTCACCCTGTGTCGGATTAGGGCTTACAAAACTATGAACTAGGTCATATGACCCTGCCAAAGATCCTCTTCTATATAAATCAACATATCCAAGATTTTCGTAACTGTTTGTAAGGTAAGCAGCGTCTGCAAATTGTTTATTAACTGTAATTAAATCAGTTGCTAACCAATCTTGACTAAAAGAATTTATAGTACTCCAATCTGCTGCAGGAATGTTTCCTCTAGCTGTCCAATGAGAATTTAAAGAACGCTCAGTTGTAAAGTTTGTTCTAAGTTGTACAACATCTCCGGCATTGTATTCGTGGCCGCCATCGTAATCACCTCGCCAGGCTGACCGAACATTGCTTGCTCTAGGAGCAGCAATAGCCAACCATTCAGCATCAGGACTAAAACACATTTCAGTTCCGTATTCTAATTTAAGGTGTACATTCATTTCAATAGAACCAGAAGTTAGCTCAAATGTAGGGCCACCTGGTGTTTCAGATATTGTGAATGTAATGTTACTGGGCTTCGTCTTAACAAAATATGTTCTACCACTAATAATACTACCGACAGTTACTCCCGAAAACATTACAGGATCGTTTAATTCAAAACTATAAGTGTCGTCGGCTGTTATAATATTTGTACCACTAGCAGTAGATCTAGCAATAGTAGTTACTGACGATTCAAAGTCAGCAGTCATTATATCCTGTTCTAGCCAGTTGCCCAAGGAATTTTTAACAAAGATTGTTACTTTATTATTATCGGCCACAGCGGCAGTTTTTCCATTTTCTGACATTGCTACTTTTTTACCAAAATTTACATTTGGTAAAATCGGCGATGCCTTAGATAAACTTTTTTGACCATAGACTTTATTATTTTCATAAACAGTTTTTAATCCGTTACCGTTATTGTCTGCCCAGATAAGTTCGCCGGCTTTTATCTTTGGTGGTAATAAATCGTTAATATTGTTAGCATTATCAATTCTAGATCTAATAAACTTGTATGTTAAAATTTCAGAACTATCAGTAAACGGGGATGTCCAATCTTTAATAGTTGTCTTGATGATAATATTTTTGTTTACTATAGATGCTACTGTATAAAAACCTTGAATAGCAGTGGCATTTTCAATTCCAATAATGTCTCCAGCTGCTACATTCGGAGTTCTATCGCATTGAAGGGTTAGTGTGCCAGAAGCGTATTCGACATCGGCAATTCCAAAAGTATTTTTAGTAAATCTATAAACATTCCAATAATCATTAAAAGAATTTAATTTATTTTCAAATGCGCACCAAATATAATCACCTTCTTCAAACATGGAAATATCGTATGCTATTACATCTTCAAGAGAATCAACATTTAATTTAACATCTTCATATCTGACATACCCCGGCGTTCTTAAATATTGTTCTGTGCCTTCTACTGGCCAAGGTTCATTATTATACCCTACTGGTTTAACAACAATATCTGTAGGAACTTGTCTATAAACAAAGTCAACTATTGAAGGATTAATAGTTGAAGTTAATTCTATTGGTTGCGGATTTAATTTAAACAAACTTTCGTCTAATTTAAACTCTATTTCTTTGTAAGAATCAGTTGCACCGTATGCACCAACACGAACTGCCCACTCTTCGTTAAATGTTAAACTTTCTTGGCCATCTGCACTTAATACATCAAATAATTTATTAAAAACATTTTGTGTACCTTTTTCAGAAATCATTCCTTGATAGAATTTATACTGACTAAGATCGTCTTGAATAATATTTTCTAGATACTGACGTTTCTGGTAACCAATCAAATGTTGCGCCATTTTTTGTTGTTCAGAATCAAAATTATCGCTGTCAAGATCATAAAAATCTGTAAATTGCTCGGCACGATAATCCCAGTTAGGTAACAACTGTGCTTTTGGTTTTTCTTCTAATAACACCCAACTGGAATTATCAAACTCAGCTACTCCAGGCAAGAATGACTTTGCAGAATAATAAAATTCTTTATATTTTACAATATCACCTAGATTATAATCTGACCATTGAGTCCAGTCAGCTATTCTAGCAGTATCAAAAATAAATCCAGGCACGTTAAAACTACCATTCCAATTAGCTGATACATATCCTAGAATCTTAATTCGCTCTTGTCTATATCCAGGAGCTTGATCATAAATTATATCATTAAACTGTGTTACATTGTCAAGTATTAACACATGTTCCTTTTGAACTGTATGTAATACTGCTCCATACAATCCGTGATTTGTGTTTTGAGGAGAGAGTGAGAACTCGTTTTCTTCTCTGTAAGTGTTTGTAAATTCTGGATCTATTTTTTCACCGTCAACACGATAAACTTTATAGCCATAGAAACTATTTTGAATATTATCAACTACCGCCGTGTCAGATTTGACTAGCATGTATCTAGCCGAAGGACTTACTGCTAATGCCGACCCTACTGCCCAGTTTTGTGTGGACCAAAATAAGAATTCTTTTACTGAAGTTTCCCAGCTGTCAACTGCTTTTAAATTTTGATTATATTCATCAAATACAAATCCTTGTTCTTGTAAGTATGCCCCATAGCCTTGCAAGAAATCTACAACTTCTTGTATTTGTTTAAATTTTGTTCCGTAGCTAATTGTAATCTTAGTGTTTTTATCCCAAGACTTTCTAATAATTGCCTCTCGGCCTCCTGTAACAGGTAGTGCAGCCAATCGGGTAAAATAATCAGGATCAAACTCAGTAGTTGACTGATGAGTGATCTTTACTCTAAAATATTGATTGTTATATCTAACAAGTTTTCCGGCAGTATAATATTTGTCAGACTCCCAGTTAATAAAACTTTCAGAAATTCCGCCGACATTTATAACCCGTTCATTTTGCTGATAGGGATAATAAACAAAGTACGGTTGATCTTTAATGTACCCTCTAATTTCATAACCGTCGGCATATTTTGTAATAACAACGCCACTGTATGCTAACCGATTTGTAGGGGAACTAGTGTTTAAGAAAATATTATAATTCTCTTCCGGAATAAAAACTCCTCCAGAACTACTGGGATTTTTACTGTCAAGAATTAATTTAAATTTAGTTTTCGATGTAAACCCGCCAAGTTTTGCGGCAATTTTTGTAGTAAGAGATTGTAAATCATCAGCATACTGATCTAATAAAGCAGTAGTATCACTGGTCAAATAATCTACAAGATAATTCACTAATCCAGCAGTATATACTCTTGTAGAGCTTAACGCGGTTGAGGTAACAGCAAGGTCTTCAAGTCTAATTCTTCTACCTGTATCTTTGTAAATTAATTGATTGCTAAGATTTCTAACAATTCTACTTCTGTCAAATGTTGAACCTAATACTTTGTTAGGATGTAACAACAATGCTGTTTGCATTAATGCAAATGGATAATAACTACTACGTCTCCATGCAGTCTCTACAGGTGCTTGATCACCAAATACCCATGAGCCTTCTGCAGTTTCTTTTATAGGACCATTTGCATAACTTGCATATAATGGACTAATTAAATTGCCGTCTTCGTCAACAGGTTTGCCTGAAGAAAGAATAGGTTTAGCAAACTTTTCTAAAATTCGAATAGGAACGCCAGGTTGTCTAATAATACCCTGGCGAATGTCTTCCCACAATACATAGTTGTCACTAGTATAGGGCACTGTTCCGTAAACATCTTGCCACCATGTTGGTTCTATACTAAACCCTAAACATTCCCAAGGATGGGTATGTGGTCTATCTGTATCTAACATCCAGCGATATACACCGCGCCAGAATCCTGGAATATCAGTGCCATTAGGAGCAAAATTACCTCTATAATTAAATGTAAACGGATTTAATCTAGACCATAAATCAATATTTGGTTGTGTAAAATCTTGGTTAACATTTGCTGTCCATTGGAAAAAGAATTGTCCCAGGACATTATCAGTTTCAAATTTAGAGTACTCAGTTGTTCTACTATACCCAGGAATAAAATCATAGATATTAAAAATATCAGAGTTGTAAGAAATTTTAATATTATTAAAAATTCTCATTTCTAATTCTAGGATTAGATCATCTCTGTAGTCATCATAGGCTATTGTTATGCTACCATCGTGGCCCTGAATAACTGTAGTAGGTTCAAGGTAAGTGTCGTCAGTATATATTTTAGGTTCAAACAGAGGATATAAACCTAGTTTAGTCGGAGTTGGTGGGCAGAAGGTGCCGTCGGTACTTTCGTATTCGTAAACTTCAATTAAATCATCTTCAACTAGCTCAACTAAGATAGTAAAAAATACATCTGTTCCAAATGTATAATCACGGCCGTGCAATAATTGATTGCCGTTGAGGTAAACGCCAACTGCTTTATTTGATAATAAAGCAAGGTTAAACGCAGAAGTTAATGGGTATGTTTTAATTCTGCCGTCAACCACTGTGTATTCTAATCTCTTAGAACCAGAATATCCAAACATATCTGATAGATAATATGGACTTGTTTTAGGTTTATCTTTGGCAAGCTCAGTTAGAATAATATCTACAAACGGTCTTGGATCAGTGTCAATTCCTGCATTAGATGCATAGGTAATAAATGCTCGTTTGAATTTGCCGTAATCATCTCTAGCTTGTTCTAAACTCTTAAACATATTAGATGTTTGAGATCCAAGATGATATAAGCTAAAGTTTAGTGGAGCACTATGCTGGACAAATCGGGCACCGTACGGAGTTAAATTTCCAATGTCTCGCAAGTTTCCGTTGCCTGGATATGTTCCAGAAAAGGTTGTTATATTATCTACAATCGTATCTACGTGATCAATGACTTCACCTAGTGTAAACTGTGTAACATCATTGTTTAAAGGATTGTTTTGTAAACTAATAGGTGTTTCATAATATCCCTTATCATTCTTTAACTGTTTAGCATAACATTTTAAAGTAACTACATCGGCATTAGTTACATCTGTAGTTAACACTACAGTCTTATAAGTTGGGCCGTTGATAACTGTAAATGAGTCTTTGTTTTGTCTGCGACCATTAACATAGACCTTTATTTCTAAATCTGTTAATTGATCTTTAAAATCAAAAACATCTACTGGAAAATTATTTACAATAAGATTTTTAGATCCATCAAATAGCGTTCGATATTCTTCTTTAAATATTCTTACTACAGGTTGTATATTATCTATCTGAGATGTTTTCCATCCGTTCTCGTAAGTGTAATTTGTAAGAGTATTAACTAATTTTAAATATCCAACACTAGTTGTTTTTGACAATACATCAGCAACGTCTTTGTAGGTAAAGCTATCTTTAAGTAAGTCAAATTCAAATTGTATATCACCGACATTATTAATGTTTTGATAAGATAACGGAAAACCTAATACTGAATCATTGGTGCCAGTGCCTACTTTGTAAGAAAAAACTTTAGTTCCTCTAAAACTAGATCCGTCATAAATTGTAGTGTCACTATAACTATAACCGTTAGAGTCAAATATATCAAATAAAGGTTGCTGATTAGCAGTAGATTTAATAGGTCCAAGTTTCCATTTAGTACCGTTATACCAGTACATCATTCCCCTATTGCCGTACAAAGAGTTAGGAATAAGTTCTTCAACTTGTCCAAGATTTACTAATATTGTTTCGTTTTCTAATGGGGCAGAATCAGCTTCTTCAACTAGATTAATTTGGCGGCGTACCCCAGTAAACACTTCAAAACTGTGTGTTCCAATGCCTACATCAAAAATGTTTGCTTCAACGGATAATAATTTATTAGTGTATAATTGTATCTCAGTGTCGTTAACAACTCGAACATAATAAACTCTTCTATGAGTTAATCCGTTAATATTTAATTCGCCGTTGTTCAAATATATAACTTGATTACCTGTTGTTAAACCGTGTACAGTACTAGTAGTAATAACTTTTGTAGTTAAATTTATACCAGTAACTGCATTAAAATTAAACTGTCTATTAGGAACTGTTACTTCTATAAAATTAACTTTAAAAATTCGACCATTAACTAGTCTGTCAGGGTCTGCGGTAAACAGGATACGCATGTTGTTAACAACATCAACTCCGTCAATATTATAACCAAGACTACCTTCTATTGTAGAAAATACATCAGTGGTAAAATTATCTATTAGGTCAACATTTTTCTTTGCTTGATGACCAAAATTATAAAGTTTTAATCCAGCACTAAATTCGATAATAGGTCTGTTGGCTCTTGCAGTTTGATCAAACTCTGGAAACTGTCCAGCAGATTCCGCTGACGCAGTAATAACATCTTTATGAAACCATCTATTGTATCTTGACCACGGATTTCGATCCGGGCTAGATCTGTTGATTACAATATAATCTTTTTCTTTAGGAGTATTTGTAATAGTACTAAATGGATCTAGGTCAAACGGGTTATCATCAAATAGCAATGCAGTTTCTTCAGTGTATGTTCCACTAATTTCTAAATCAACTTCTGATACTAGTTTGATTGTAGTACCTACACCTTCAACATACCAATAGCCGCTACTGTAAATTTCTGGAGATACATTACCTGAGAAAAATAGTTTCATTCCATTAGATAACGCTGTTCCTGTAGACAATGTATAAGATTTTTTACCTAATATATCAGCACCTACATTAAGGAAAGTGTTTTCATCAATATCTTTAATCTGAAACGTTCCGCCTGTATTAGCATCTGCTTCATTTACATAATACAGTACATCAGGAGTGTCTATACCTACTACAAAAGTAAGTGTTCCTTGTTCAGTCCCGTTGCCAGTTACACCTTCGGTAAATCTGTCAAGTGTGCCTACAACTCGTTGTGTTTTAATAGCAAACGGATTGTGTAACGCATCTATTTCAAATTTATAAGTTTGACCTCTAAATAATGTAATTGTAGGATTTCTAGTTAGGCCGTCGGGAGTAAAAAGATAAGCATAGTTGTCACCGTTATCTTCTGCAACAACAGTAAATGTACTTTCAATTGCTAGTTGTTGTCCTGCAACTTCAATAGGTGTTGGGCCGTACGGTGCATTTTGTCTGCCAATATATCCACTTACTTTTTTTACTGTACCAGGTTGAACTAACTGATCTAATGTAGCAGAAAAGAATTTCTTATTGCTGTCTGTTTTATAGAATCTAGGTAACAGATCCGAAGTTTTCCTAGAATTGTTGTTACCAGGAACGGGTAATGCTGATTCAGATTGATTTTTTGTTGCCATCAGTTACTTCCACTTGTTATACTTTGTTGACTTGTTGTTGTTTCTGCAATAGTAATATTACCAGATGATTTTAATTTACTTGCCGTTACTGCACTAATAATTTCAATGTCATCTATTGTTGCGCCATTTATAAAAATCTGATCTTTTTCAGACCTAATCTCGTATAAACTACCAAATGTTAGATCGTTCTTTTTAGGTACTACTAAAAAGTTAACTATGTTCGGAGCAATTCTATTCATTACATAAGTTAATAATTCACTAAAATAAAAATTATCCCCAAACTCCCAATTTTCAATGCTAAAAAATTCATTTATTGCAGATAATACTCTTGACTTAACATCATTATCACTGATAACAATTTCTGAATTTTTTACTACTTTAAAAGTAGCTTGTACATCAATAGTAGATGTTGGTCCAAATAATACTTTATACTTTGCCGGATGATAAACAATTTCATCACTTATTGATTTGATCTTGTTAAGATCAGGTGACAATAAGTTGTATAATGCATCACTACTAGGTGGTAATGGTTGCACTGCTCTAGATCCGTTTAACCATTCTCTGTATTGTCTATCATATTGTTTGGTTAATACAAAGATATCAACTAGATTAGTTAATCCTGGATCAATTCTAGATTCGTAATCGGCATTGTGAATGTACTGAAACTTTAGATTTGATCTTCCAACATATACTTTATAATTTAAAGACGGTGTAAAAGTTCCAGTTGTTGAGCTGTAAACTTTAACAACATCTGTGTCGATAAAATAATAATACTGTCCGTTAACACCAGTAACTGGCTGAGTAGATAATATTATAACAACACCTGTTGAGTTATCTATCCAACGATAATCTTCTTGCTGTTGTTCAATAATATACAATTCTTGAACAACATACTTTGAAGTAGGATTAGTTAGCGGATCAACTATCTCTAAGAAAATGTCAGGATTGTCTACAACACTGTCGTCGTCTGTATCACTAAATGATATTTGAATTTTTTTAGTATCTACATATCCATCTAATCCAGTGTATTCTTCGGTAATTTCCCAATCTTTGTCATAGGTAAATGGTGTGGTGCCAAATTCGCTAGCAGGATCTAAGTTAATGCTTAAAACTTTTATTTTGTCTTTTTCTACAGTGTTAGTTCTAGTATCATAAATTTTATCGCTAGCATCAAAGAAGAATCGTACTTGCGTATCGCTTTCAAATATATAACGTAACAATCTAAACTGAACAGTATAATATTCAGTATCTGTTGTAAACAATACTAGCCAGCTAGAATCTAATTGTTGATTAGAATTATCGCCTTGCTTGCCTAAACTAAAATCAGAAGAAGTATTAAGGTTAACCTCAAAAATAATTTTCCAATTACGATCTTCAACATCGTAGCGAAGACCAAACGGCTTATTAGCAAAAACTAAATCGATCATTGTCGATACGGTATTAGTATCAAATGTTGTTCTCCATGCTGGGATTATTTCAGCAAGCAATGCTCCGCTAGGGACTATGTCATTAAAAATGATAGTCCCAGACCCGTCAATTAATACTCCGGTGCCGTTGTTAGTACCGTCACCGGCTACTGAAATTACCTTAGTCCAAATATATCGACTAGCATTTTTTGCAGTACCGTCACCGGTTGTAAGTACATTGTTATTGCTTTTATCAAAATATTTTCCAGTAGGTGCAACAAATTTAACTAGGGCACCACTGGTGACAAATCTTAAAAGTGTAGTTGAAAAAGTTCCAACTTTGTACGGGGTGGATGGATCAGGTGCAGTGCCGCCAATGTAGCCTGTGCATTGATTTATATCAGTTGTTTTATTGTAAAAAGACACATTCAAAGAATCCGTAGCAATAGCAATAAATTTAGTGTAATAGTAATCTCTTAATGATGTACTTTTTAAATACTCAGTAAGTTGATTATAGATCATTGCTTCAATATCTGTTCTTGTTGTGTAACTAAATCTAAAACTATCAGTAAATTCTTCTCTATACAACACGCCGTCGTCTGCAAAGAGATTAGTTTTACTGTACTTGCCAGTTGGGTCTACAAGATCAAAGTACCGACTAATGCCGCTAGCTGATCGATTAACTGCTTTAACTTTTACAACTTCTTGGCTGACACTTAATGGACTAATATTATAGTCCTCGCCCGTGATCATACGATTTTGTGTATAATAAGTCGCCGGTGCTCTAGATTTAATGTTTGCGTTTGACTCAGCTTCAACAGAATTACTAACTGAAGATTGTAAACTAAGAGTAACAGATAATGTTTCTAACTGATTTAAATTAGAAACATATGGGATTTCTATAGAAACATTTTTAATGTCTTTAGGATTAACAATATAACTTGTTCCGTTACTCACACGATAATATGATCTAAATGTGCCTAACGGTAAGTTACCAAAAGTTCCGTCGCTGAAAGATAAAGTTACCCTATCTCCAGCACGAGTAATAACACTATAGATGTTTCTTATCGACTTGTTAAGGCTATTGTAAATTGTATTATTTCCCTCTAAGGAAGAAATAGGAGCCCAATATTCTGACTCTAATCCGTTCTGATCAAGTCTATATAACCACACATCTGAGTTATTAATGTTGGTTGCATCAATATCAACTGTTTCATTAGTTGATGGTTGTGTAATAGAAAATGTTCCTTGATTTAATATACCTTGTCTAAACCTTTAAACACTGTAGAAACAATTTCAAAAGGTAAATTTTTTCCGTCTACTGTTTTAGAAAAACTGTAAATTGGAACATCAGTGTTACTGCTTTGGAATCTATATTGTTCTGTAGGAATTCCAAAAATTTCATTTTTGTCGTCAGGATTCCCAAACTGTCTAGTTGCGGGCAATGCTGAATTAAGAATTTTTACAAATTGATCATACCAGTTGGTATTTGCAGGGTCATTCCATGTAACTACCTGGCCTGATAAGTTTCTTCCGTTAGAATCGTAAACTGTTTGTGTGGTGCTAACTGTGGTAAATTTTAATAAACCAGATGCTGCAACATTACGTTTTGCATTGTAACTTAATAGTCTTGCCAGTCTTAATATGCTTTCTCTACGCTCTGCTAGTTCTAAAAAGTTGTCTCTTGCATTTAAATCAATGCGGAAACTAATACTTTGTCCAAGAAAAGCAATAAGATCAATAAGAGCAAGGTATTCGCTAGATTCAATGTAGTCATTGAAATCTTCAGGATAATTTTCCCTGATATAATTGATCATTACCCTGCGTAAATTTTCAAAGTCGTAGCTTTGGAAGTCTGCATTTCGGAAACTTTGATAGACTCGTTTCCAGTCTTCTGCTACTAATAATCTATTTTGTCTGTCGGTTGCTGACATACCTTATTCCCATTTATAAGGTATTTATCGATTAAAATTATGTGGGTAGTTTATTAAACTAGCAGTAAACCGTTGTCTTGATCAAATCTTAACTGTATTGATTCTTGAATGTTGTAGGGATAGTATACCAAGGTACATTCTATTTGTATACCGCTTTCGTAACTGGTTACAATAACTTGATCAGCACGTATTCTAGGATCATAATTTACAATTGTTTCTACATTTTTTGTAATAACTGATCGTAGTTCGTCGGTTAACGGATCAAACAATATGTCCCATATAATAGTGCCAAACTCTGGTTGCTCTAGTCTTTCGCCTAGTCGTATATGAAAGTGATTTAACAAATCTTGTTTAATTAGTTCCAAGTCGTAGAGCGCAAAACTATTAGCCGTAGAAGCAACTGTGCTAAAACCTTTATAAGTTCTAGTACCCGGAATTGATTCAGAAGTGTTTGCACTTTTTAAAACAATCTTATCATATAATCTTTGGCTAGCTGTCATAGTTGTATTTACCCGTTAAATGTAAGGGTCTGCATCCTGCTCTTCAGGTCCTTTTATTTTTTCAAATGTATCAGTTGCTGTAGTATACTCTGACCAAAACTCAGGAGTAAAATTCATTGTACTAGTATTACCCTCGTTTCTACTTTCAGTATCACGATCAGTTTGATCTGGTTTAAACTTCTCAGGATCTAGGTGTTCGTGATGTGGCCAAGGCTCATGTGTAGGGATTCTACGCATAATTGACTGGGCAAGTTCATTGCCTTCTTCATCTGGTAGACTGTGTGTTTTAAGAGCAGTAGGTAATTCTGCTGATGCTGCTGACGATGCACCTGGACCATTCATATGAATTTGCGGTGCTGTTTCAACAATATTTCCACCGGCGCTTGTTTCATTTGATCCGCCCGACGTAGTAAACACATGGCCGCCTGCGTTAATGTCATAATCTGCACCAGCAGTTAATTTTATAGAACCGTCAGTAGTTTCATTAACATTACCTTTGACATGTATCTGTTGGTTAGCGTCCACGATTAAAATTTGATCGCCTAAAACCTGAGTGTGCATTTCTTCAGCAACTTTAATGTTTAAGTTTCTGCCAGCTTCAATATTAATATCTCTGTCAGCATAAAAATTTAAATCTTGTTTAGTATGTAGACTTACACTATCTTCTGCGTAAATGTCAATTTTACCATCGCTAGATAATTCTATCCAAGCAGTTCCTCTACTATTACCAATATAGATCAAATCTTCACTGTTGTGTAGTAAAATTTGATGACCGGTGCGAGTTCTAATTCTAACAAGCTCATTATGGGGAATATCTCGTTCTGCAGTTTCTCCTCCCTCAACTGATACGTAGTCAGGAGGGCCGTCAGATGCAGGAGTTTTTCTTTCCCACTTGTCGTCTCCGTCATCCATAACAAAGCTACTACCACCTAACCGACTGACAAATGCATTTGGAATTTTGTATTCGTGTTTTCCTACTTTACCCTGCTTACCTGTTTTATCTACAGGCCCAGGTGTTGAAATACCAAAAACAGAACTAGGAATTTCTCTACGAGCAGAAGAAGATGTTATACCGCGTATGTCATCTTTTAGCAGTCCTTGCGCTTCTAATTTTGTTGCTAACGGGCTTTCAGGTTTGACAATTTTTGTAGGATCTTCTGTAACTGGATGAATAATTTTATTATATTCTCCCGTTGGCACACGTTCGTATTTGGCGTCAGTTTCTTTAGTATCATCAACTACATATTTTGTAGAAGCGTGTCCTGGTAAAGAAAAATTCATATTTTCTTCAATCACACAGCCCATCCAGTAGCCCTTACGTACATCTCCTCCGACAAAAATTACCATTACAATAGTGCCAATGTCAGGAGGCACCATCCACATACCATAGGACTTCTGTGTGTTGTCGTAGTCGTCAGGATCTTCGCCAAGATACGCACTGTTTGACACACCATAAAAAGGACTTAGATACTTGACAGTTCTAAGCTGGCCTTCTCTATCCTCATCATTGCCTACTTCGTGTAATAGTTGTACTTCTAAAGCACCCATGTAGTTAGGGTCAAGGTGACTGACTACTTTTGCTAAAAACGGGCCGGGGTCTTGAGGACTTTCGTTTTGCCCTAGTCTGGTTTCTTCTGCCATAATTATCCGTTAAAATCTCCAAGGGCTGCATTATTAGCTGCAACTTCTTGATCTGAAAGCTGAGGTGCACCATCTGGGTATTCTTCGGCTGCTGCTGCTTCAATTGCATCAATGTCTGCTCCAGCATCTTCTCCATCTGGTTGATCTGGTTGCGCTACTTTTGGCAGTGCCGGTTCTCCTTCTGGAGCATTTTTATTGTCTTGTCCTACTATTCTAACTAAACTTAGCTGTTGAGTAAACTTTCCTCGATTAAAAATACTTTCAACTTGAAGTACTCTAAACAATCCGCTAAATTGTTGTACAGGTTTAGTATCACCAAAATTATAAAAGCCAGTTTTAGTGTTTAGATCTATTGGTGTTCTAAAGTTAACACTAATTAACACTTCGCCTGTTTGATAGTCCATAGCACCGTCAGTGTTAATGTTTTGTTTTTCAGTTGCGCCTGCGGAATAGTTACCTAATCCACTATCGCTAATATAATAAGGATCTCCAAGTATTGTCATGTTTAAATTAATCATGTCGGTACCTTGAGTAGCTAGTTCATGGAATTGCCTAGCGGCGATAGTAGCAGCATCATCAACCCCTGTTCCGCCATTTTTATGACTAGCCGATCCTATTTTATCTGTTTTATTAGTAACAGGAGTTTCTTGAGTATTAGGAGTACTGCCTGAAGGATTTTTGCCATCTTGTGCTTCTTGTTTAACTGTGCCGGCTCCTTGAGCAGCTGACATTCCTTGATTAGATTCTGATTCTTTACCGCCATCTGCATTCAATGCTCTATAAAAGCCTGCTTTAAAATCAATTTGAAAATCTAGTACATCAATATTTTTACCAGTATAAATGTAATTGTATTCTTTAAGTGCTTCTTTCTTTTTGTTTTCTAAACCAGGTGCCTTGTCATTAGGTGGTATAAAAACAGATGCATCTACCAAATAAGGTACAACTCTATAGACAATTAATTTGGGTTTCTGTCCTACTTTATTATCTTCAGGACTAGATTTCATAAAATATTGTGTTTCAACTCTCCACCATACTACTTGTCCTTGCGGAGTCCAGTTTGATTTGTTTAATGCTTGGCGACCATAGTCACTCATTAATATAACTTGATTAATAATATCTTGTACTGTAGATCCTTGTGGAAATTTAAAATCTGCATTGTTTGGATCAATCTGTACGTTGCCTCGTTTATAAATTCCTGTTGCTTCGTCATAGGCAAGGTTATCTTTAGCAAAGGGGGTATCGCCTTTGTTGTAAAGATTAAAGCCCATACCAGACTTACCAATGTTATTAACGGTAGCTGCGTTTAACTGGACTAGAGTAGTATTGTCTCCTCGACCAATTCCTAACTTTTTAAATATCCCAGACGATGCAGAGTCTCCGGGCTTGGCCGTAGCTGGTTTGTCCGCTGCTTCATTAGGCGCAGCATCGGCACTGGTAGCAGCATCACCTGTTGCAAGATCTGAAGGAAATAAAATTATTACTTCATCTGAAAATTGTTTATTTCCTTTTTTACGTTCTTCATCTAATCTATCATTAAGAACTTTTTGTAGACTTTTCTGTCCTTTTTGTAACATTTCTTGTACTGTATAAGGACCACCTTTGTTACAACTAATATTAACGTCTGTTTTAGTTTGAGAATAAGAAGATGAAAATGCCTGCTCATTCCATGGATAAGCTTCTACATCATAAGTACAACCTTTTCCTGTGACTCGCATTCCTATTTCTCTAAGTTTTAAAGGAATCATTTTTTTAGTGTTGTCAATTTGTTGGTTTAACAAATTAGCATCAATGTGTCCTTTAAACTCTATAGTCAACAATACAGGCACATCAAGATAATTTAAGTACCCAGACTGCAATGCTGCTGTCTGCATAGCCTGGAAGAACAGTCCCATACTATAAGGTTCAATGATTGTAAAACTCATGCTTAACGCATTAGAATTTCCTGTGCCTTTGTTTAAACCAACCATGCCGCTGATTTTTAAATTTTCAACATAAAAATCGTATTTGCCATAGGCAGTTGATACAAGATCTTTTTCTGGGGCGGCACCGGCAGACTTAATAATAATTGGTCCTAAATCGCCTTTTCTGTAAGTTGAATTTGGATCATTAATGTGTTCTAAAGGAAGTACACTTAATGTAAACATATAGTTAAACGAAGTATATTGATTTAAAACATTAGGGAACGGAGGCGTTCCTGGAACAGATGCTTTAAACCCTGAAGTGTAACCTTTTACGTCAAGAGTAGGCTGTCCTGCTGCAATGCTGCCTAGTGCGGAAGTGGCGGAGTTTGCAATACCTGGGACTAATCCTGCAATATTAGTACCCACATTAGATAATCCGCTAAGAGCAGCATTTTTCAAAGATTCCGCAGATTGTGTTGCACTAGCAATGCCTTGTGTAACTGCAGAATTTCCCGATAATACTTTAGTTACTTGGCTAGATGCTGTAGTTGCTGCACCTCTAACTTCATCAAAAAATCCCATGTTATAATCCCAACAGTTTGTTTAAACTATCGCCTTTAGGTATGTATATCTTAGTTCCAGCAACAAAATCATAAATTGGATCTTGTAATGTGTCTAAATTTCTTTGCATAAAAACCCACCAAAGTTTAGGTTCTTTGTAAAGGTCGTAGGCTAACAAGTCGGGTCTAAAATTATATTGAGGTTCTATTGCGTAGAGATAGTCATCTGATTCTGCAGGCACTGTTCTAATACGAAGTATGCCTAGATAGTTATTTTTTATTTGTGTATCTTTCCACGGACTTGTATTTTTATAAGTAGCCATTAATTATACCCCGGAATATTATTGACATATTTGCCGTTGACAAAATCGCCAAGATTAAATTTCCTAACATCTTCTCTACTATAGATAGGTCGCACTGTTACTGAAATAGTACTTTTTACAGGTACATGTGTTGCTCCGTTTGAGGCTGCGCCGCCTAAGCCGCCACCGCCACCGCCGGCTGCACTTAATAAATTTTTAACACCATTGACTACTCCTGATGCTGCGCTAACTGCTCCTAATGCTCTTGCCGCTTTGCCTGCACCAACTGCTCCTGCTAGTCCAGCGAGTGCTCCTGTAGTTGCCGATATGCTTTCAATAGATGACATGCCACCGCCTGAGGCCATACCAAATCCGCCCATGGATCCTTCTGCACCAACGTTGGTAGCAATATAGTTTACATCTGATGGTAATTCACAACTAAATTGCGTAACAATTACAGGTATATTTTTAAAGACATAATCACCGTAGCCGTTTGATAAAACAATAGGAGGAGGATTGCCTGCTTCTTTTCCCATG